GTCCAGTGCGTCCATAGCCACATCAGGTGACGGCACGGCAACATCGCCTATAGCCGCACCTATTCTCAGGCGGAAAATTCGTGATTTCTTCACCAGGATATATTCCTGTCCTGACAGCTTCTTCGCCGCTATCTGGCACGATACTGTCTGTGCTGAACGCAGTATATCTGTTGTTGGCGTCCACTGTCCGCCTGTGATATCGACCTCATAGACAGTGCCGTCGCCATAGTCGATAGTCAACACATAGCGGTCTGCACCGTCTACTGTCAGCCCTTCGACAGACACAGGACGGGCATTTGTTTCACCCACATAGCCCAGCAGAGCTGTGCTTAGGGTTACGTCATAATCTGCATTTAATGTTATCGTCATTTAATCACCCCTCTTTACTCTATTGCAATGTAGTCAACATAGTATGTTCCTGTCGGGACATTTACTGTTGACCCGTTATTAGCTCCCATGCAGACGTTCAGATAGTACGACTTTCCCGAACCACTAACGTGGGTGCAGAACGTCTTGTATGGTGTTGGTATGTCTGTCTGCCGTAGTGTTGCTATTACCTGCTTAGGCGCAAAATTCAGTCCAAGCGGTATCCGCATCAGCGCATTTGCTCCCGTCATCTTGTGTTCCACAGTGCCATAGTGTATCTTGCCGGCTCGGCTCAGTATCTCATCGATTTCCTCGCCTGCGTGTTGCATCGGATAATCGTTTTCGGTGATATCCTGCGCCAATGTCAAATTTTCATCAGCCATTATCTCGCCCCCTTAAAGTTGTTCTTCAACGCTCAGACCTACCGCAGAAATGTCTGCTGAAAGTCCGCCGTCAAAGGTAAATCCTAAATTCGTTATTGGTATATCATAGCTGTCTGCGCCGTTGGTGTAGGTCACCACGTCACCTATGTCGAAACGTGGGTCACCAAGTCTGTGGTATAGCTCAGTGGTGTACCACGAAAAGCCGCCTATCCTGCGCCACAGAGATTGTAGCAAAGACTCTGTCATGTATGGATTTTCAAACTCTAGCACACGTCCTTGTGTTGTGTCTGTCACGCCTAGTGACAACGTTTCATCGTCACTGACTTTGCAGATAATGCCCACGATAACGTTCTGCCTTTCTGACAGTGTTGGCATATCTATCGTGTTGTTATCCAACGTTTTCACGCTCTTGCCATACCACTTTCGGACGTACTTTCCGTACCTGTCAACATACCCGAACTGCCCCTGAGCTGAGGCAAGGTAAGACAGCATTTGCCGCATGGTCACGTCCTTTGGCACTGAGCTGACCTTGAAATAGAAATACTTTGAGTACAGCACCTTGCCGTTCTTATCTATCAACCTTCTGCCGTTCTTGTCACGCAGTAGTCGCACCTCTGTGTAGTCATTGCCGTTCTGCAATCCTAATTGTCTGCAAATGTCGTCTTCGACGGCTTTATTCCAGTTTGGCATAGGGATATGCGGTACATATGGCTTGTCCGAGAAGTACAGCCTGTCCGCCATTGTCAGCTGGACACTGCCGCCCGACTTTTTCGACTTAACGCAGGTGAAACGTCCCATTGGTATTTTTTCGTCGCCAAGCATCTCTCCAAGCTTGCTTATCTGCTCCACTGTCAGCTTTGAAAGCTCAGCGTAGGTGTAGGATTCTAGGGTGGAGTAGGTGGTAAATGCCGAGCTGTCTTTCATATACAAACTGAAAACATACTCATTCCCAAGATACTTAGTTCCGTCGTCAACCAGTTCCGCCGTCACACTCTGAGAGCAGACAGCTCCAAGCTCTATATCATCACTTAGAGAGGTTGATTGAATGTCTGTCTGAACGTTCTGAATGCCGTCATATGCCACAGGTTCTCCGCTCTGAACGTCCTCTATCCACATACCCCACAAGGCTTTGTAACTCTCTATCCTGCTTGTTATCTCATTGCTTGCTATGGTGTACATATGCCCTCCTAACGTTCTGCGAATGTGACAGTACAGCTCTTGTAATACTCACCACCGTCAAGTCTGACAAGCCCCTGCGGTACATAGTCGCTTGCGTTGGCAGATATAGAATAATACTTGCCATTGTGCCAAAACTCCAGTTCTGCAAAGTCGGGTCCGTCCTCGATAAGGGATTGTATCTCGGCCGAATCTGCGACAGGAAGCATTGTCCACTTGCAAGGCAGTTTATATTTGCAGAACTTTCTTGCACCCACAAACAGACCTGTTGTATTCACTCGTCCTGAACCTGCCGTCCATTCGTAACAGTTTACAGGGCTCCAGCTATCAGGGTCAGGGTCTGTCACCCACACGCCGTTTATCTTTAGCAATGTTCCTGTCAAAATGCACTCACTCCCGTCTTACGTTTATACTGATTGTTGCTGTCCTGCATACACTTGAAAAGCACCTTGCTGTCAACTGTTCCGAAGAACACAGGGTCATAAGCTTTCAGCCAATCAAGTATAGCGTTCAGCACCCTTAACACCTCGTCAAGCTTGCCGTTATCAAGCATACCTTGCAGTTTGCTCAGCGGTGAGATCACCTCCGGGTCTGCCTTTGCGTTCCTGTTATCGCCCACCATTGCAAGGGTCGGTGCTGTCGCAATTCCGCCTGTGGCAAGCTTTGGTATCTCAGGTATGCTTATTGTGTCAAGGTCAAAGCCAAAGGTTTCTCCGCCTATGCCAGGCACCCAATCAGGCACATCAAAACTCAGGCTGTTAATGCCGTCGATTATCCAGTTGACCGCACTTTCAATAGCACTGGTCATTTTGTTTACTGCACCGATAATTAGGTTTATAGGTGCTTTCACAACGCTGTAAAGCGTATCCCACACGCCTTTAAAGATCTTCTTTACACCCTGCCAAGCCTTCTTCCAGCTACCTGTGAAAATGCTCTTGACGAACATTATAATGCCGTTGAGAATGGTCTTTACGCCTCCGAAAGCGTCTGAAAAGGTCTTTTTGAACCACTTGCCTATGCCCTTGAAAACGCCCTTGACAGCATTAAGAAGCTTTGTGAAGATCTCCTTTATCTTTGCAATACCCTCAGATACGGCATTATACAGACCTTGTATGATATATCCGCCCATTTCAGCCATGACCTTACTAGGGCTGTGAATACCAAAACAGTTCTTGAAACCCTCAATAAATGGTGTAAGAACATGGTCATAAAGCCAAGTGCCTATGCCCTTGAAAGCGTCAACGATACCTGTGAAAAGCCCCTCAACGATATTACCGCCACAGTCCTGTATCTTCTCCGTAAAGTAGTCACGGATACTGAAAACAGCGTCCTTGATAAAGCCCCACAGCACCGATACCGCACCGCCAATGGCTGAGCCTATGGCCTTGAAAAGCTTTGTGGCAATACCGCTCCAATCTATTGTAGAAATGAACGTCCACAGCTTTTCGCCTATGCCCTGCCAGTTTACAGTTTGCAGGAAATTTATTGCCGTATCAAGCAGACCTTTCACGCCCTCAGAGATAGTAGTTCCTGCCTTACCCCAATCAATCTCATCAAACCAGCCGTTCACAGAAGTGCCTATGGACGAGCCAAAGCCCGACCAATCAAAGGTGGTAACAAACGAATAAAGATAGTCGATGATAGCTTGCCATTTTGAAGCAAGGGTCTTGCCGATAAGCGACCAATTCGTTTTCTTTATACCGCCGTTAAGAAAATTAGCCGTACCCTTGCCGAAGCCTGCCCAATCGAACTTCTTCATAAAGCGGTATCCTGCACCAAAAATTGTGTTTATGCCTCCGCCAAAGCTGTCCCCAAGACCTGTCCAATCAACGCCGTTAATAAAGCTGTTCAGACCGTCTGTAAGCTTATCCACAAAGCCATTCAGCTTTTTCTGAATACCGTCCCAATTGATGTATGCGAAAGCTCCGTTGACCTTTTCAGCCACAAGAGAGCCAACTCCTGCCCAATCGCCCGACTTAATGGCGTCTTTCATACGCTCCGCCCAATCTGGAAGCTGAACGTTGTCGCCGTTTATGGCTGAGTAATCAATGCCGCCCTCTGAACTGTCTGTATCGGACTTGCTCTGATCCGGTGCAACTCTTACAACGTCAAAGTCTGCAAGATAAGTGTCCTGAGTTTTCTTTATCTTCTCCGCTGACTTCTGCGCCTGCTTTGTCGCCTGCAAGGACTTCTGATAGGTGGTGCCGAAAAGCTCAGAGATAAACGCCGCCACAGTTTTTGTCGCCGTCGCTACGCCCGTCATAAGCGTATTGAGATACGGCATAACTGTGTTCATTATCGGTGTGAAAGCTATGGTGAGGTTTGCTTTAATCTCGTTTAATGACTTGGCAAATTCTTCGTTGCCTGAAACAGCGTTTGCAACAGCGGAACGTATTCCTTTCAGCAAAACAAGCACGCCTGCCATTAAGAACACTCTTTTTGCCGCAGATTTGAGCGAATGTGTAAACTTGCTCAGCGGTTTTGAAGTGCTGTCGATAGTTGTTTTAAGCCTGCTGAATTTGGATTTAACTGCGTCAACAGCCTTTGAGCCTGCCGAACGCATTGTCTTGAAAGCTCCGCCGAGAGTTGACTTCACCGCCTTGCCTGCAAAGCTGACAGCTGAGCCGATACCGCTTTTTATCCTGCCTGCAACAGTCTTTATTTTCTGCACGGCACTTTCAGCAAAGCCTGCGATAATATCGTCCATTTTTGTTGTCTGCTCTGAAACGCTTTCAGCCGACTTCTTTGCCGTTTCCGCTGCTGTCTGACTTATCTTCGCAGAACTTGATTTAGTCTTGTCCTGCATTTTCTGAACTATCTTATCCGTTAGTTCATTGACCTCAGCTTCGACCTTTGTAGTGTCATACTCAGGGTCATAGTTCACCTGAACAGTTTTAGGCTTGATATTATCTGTCTGCCCTGCCGCTTCCTGCGCCTTTTTGCTCAGCTTATCATACTCAGCCATTGCCTTTTCAACAGCCTCCTGCATACTTTTCTGAGCGATCTCCGACGCACTGCCAAAGCCCTCGTCTACGGCTTTAGCGGTCTTATCCATAGCGTTCTCAACAGCTTTCTCTGCCTGCTCTACTGGCTTTGAAAAGCCGTTCTGTATACTTGCAGATATCTTGTCAAGCTGCTCCTGCACCTTGTTTTTTATCACAAGGTCAAGAGATATAACACCAACGCTTGCTCCGTCTGCCATTACTTATCACCTGCCTTTCCGAACATTCCCTTGAACAGCCTTTCAAAGTATCTCGCAGTTTCAAGCTTGTCCTGCTCTGTGAACGTTTCTCTTGCTTTCTGACTTCTGAACGCCGTCCACTCTGAGCGTATCTGCTTTTCATACCTATCGAAATTCTTTATGATATCCTTGTTGTCTTCGCTCCTGATACGAACGATCTGACCCAGCGGCGTATCGTGCATAATCCCTGCAACGAGCCTGTACCAATCGCTGTAATGCAGATTTTCCTGCTCTGAGGGCAGGATATTGTACTGCTTTGCAATGGATTGTATGATAAGCTCTCGGTCATAGTCAAGATCGTACCAGCTTTCTTCAAGCTTACTCTGCGTTTTCCTGCGGAAATCGAGCCTCTGTCTTTTCTGCGTCCTCGCCTGTTACCGCTGAGATAACAAGAGTGAAAAGCTGCTGATATGCCGCCCAAGGCATATTCATTCCCTCTATCTCCTTGTAGTCCTTTGGTGCGAACGCAAGCTTGAAAACCTCGTCTATCATATCAAGGTCTTTCTTTTCAGCGTTCTTGTCGCAGATGTCAAGTATCTTCTTGACAGTTTTCTGCCTGTCGTCCACAGGGTAGACCTTGTCGCCTACTCTTATCTCAGGTGTACCTGTAAGAAGCTTGCTGTCGAGTGTATACATCTTTGCCATAGTTATTGTCCTTTCTGATATATAAAATTAGGAGAGCGCTTTGAACGCTCCCCTGTTTTGTCTGTGTTCTTACGCTGCCGCCTCTGTAAACTCAGGCTTGCCGTCGGAAGCAAAGTCGAACGCAAGCGGTGCGACTGCCGTTGAATCTCCGCCGCCCCATTCTGTTACGCTGACAACGCCCTTGATAACAAGCTTTGCTCCGCTTGGAAAATTCCACACAAGGGTTGTGGTCGCCGCAGCACCTGTTTTGAGTGCAAGGCTCTCGATGTAGTCATTGCCTGCGTCACCGACGTTTCTCTTGCCTGAGATACTGATAGTGATAGACTTACCAGTGAGCAAACGTCTTGTCCACCCCTGCTGATCAAAAGGCTTCCACTCCTCGATATTGCCGTCAATGGATACTGAAAAGCTCTCCATATCGGCAATAGTCACAAGATTGCTCTCTGTCGAGCCGTCACTGCCTGTCTTGTCTATCTTGAACTGGTTTTCATATACGGGATAAACTCCTGTTGTGTTTGCCATACTCATTCATTCCTTTCGTAATATACTGTTGCCTCGATAACATATTCACACACGCCTCGCTCGTCCCTGCCAACAGAAACAGGCTCTTCGCATTCGAGATACTTTACCATAAAGCCGTCACCCTTATGCTGACGGATATCGGATAGGATATCAAGAACGCTTTGAGCCTTTATCTCTGCCTGCGTGGGAGTATCAGTCCAATGAATAAGCACCGAGATATGTTTTTCAAGTGTTTTTGTGCAGGCTTTTCCGCCTATGCAGATACGCTGTGGCTTTGAGGTCTTTGCGTTGTACACGCCTATACACTTATCAAGGTTGCCGTCAATAGCGCCTGCATACACGTCCTGCAAGTCAAGGATATCGCTCAGCATATCCGCTATGTTAAGTAAAGTCATACGCCTGTCCTCTTTTTGAACTCTGCCACAAACTCATTCTTGGCAAGGTCCTTTTTACTGCCTGTGATATATGGCTCAAGCCAAGCCGCACCTGCATTAGGGTTATTGCCTTTCTGAAAATGATACTCAGGGTGATAGTACAAACGTCTTGCCTGCGGAGAGCCTGTCACAAGACTTGCACCGCTTTCGTCAGCGTGGACAAAGGTCTGATTATCCTGCATATCGCCTGTATCGAACGGCATTGTCTGAGCACTTACAAGGTCTGTCCTCACCTGCTCCATAGCCACCTCAGCAGACTTCACAGCAGCGTCTTCGATAGCCTTTATTGCCTGCATATCAAGCTTTATTTCAATGCCCATTATATCAGCTCCAATCTTGTGTAATTCACCCTGCCGTCAGGGTCTTTGGCTTTCTCAGAGCCATATATCTTGTACGTCCTGCCGCCTATGACCGCATAGCCCTCTATAACAGCGTTATCAGGGGCGATATCTCCGCAGAAAAGAGCCTCGCCTGACAAGGTTATAAGCTGTTTCTCTGCGGATAATTTCTGCCTTGACTTCTCAGAGTGAAAGCATTTGCCCTCAAATATGACCGTCTGCTTCTTTGAGCCGTCACGATTAAGTCCGTCCGTTCGATAGACCTTGCAGGGCGTTTTGCATACCCTTTCAGGTACAAGCTGAGGAAACTTCATCACATCAGCCCCCTGTAACATAGTCCTGTCTGCATAAGCGCATTGTAGACCTGACGTGTTGTGATAACGCCGTCAAGAGATACCACCTTTGACTTATCGAATGACATTGAAACTCCGCTTATGCTGTAAGCGCTCAGAGGACTTTCTAACAGCTCCGAATTGTCATAGATAAATTTCATCTGCAATGCTGTGGAACGCTTTATACGCTCTCTCTGAAAGTCTGTGAAGCTGTCAATGCCCTCTGCTGTTATGCGGTTGAAAGTCAGCGTGTCGATATCGCTTTCAGCTCTTTGCCGAATAGCCGAGAACTGTTCTTCGGAGATATCACACTCAGGACAGATATTGCAAAACTCAGTAGAGGTGAGGTACATATCCCTCACCCCTTACTCGCTGTACTCTGCTGTGTCAACGTCAGCGTAAATGCTGTCTATCTTTCCGTCCTTGCCGTTTGGGAAAGTGAAAACATCTGAGAACGCTCTGTTCTGATAGAGCCAGCCGTCACCCTCTGTGTGTCCGCCCGGAGCAAAGCTGTAAATGCTGTTGATCTTAGGCACTATCTTTGTGGTCTCAGGTGTTGCGATAAGCACGTTTATCTTATGCGAACCTGCGACTTTTTCATAGTATGTATCAAGTGCAGACTTGCTCGGTGTGCCTGATACCTTAGTGTAAGAACCGCTTGATTCGGTGTAATACTCCTTACCGCTCACGATATCGGTATCAGCGGTCTTTACATATCTTGCGGCGCAAGGCTCAAAGCCGCCGTCCTCAGGGTCAAAGTTGAAGCGGTCATAGAAACGCTCATCATCAATGACCTCCATGATAGGCACTCCGTCAATGTCAGTCACTCTTGTTCTAAGACCAAGTCCTCCCTCTGCGATCTGTGTCATTTCTATCTTTCGTGTGAACTTGTCAGACTGCTCCAGCAGGTCCATAATTGTGGAAGTCACATACATAATGAGCGAGCCGTTAGACTTGTATCTTCTCAGTTTGCCTGCTGAAAGAAAGCCTTTGAGCTTATCGAACACGTTACCCTTTGTGTATGATGAAGCGGCTGTTGATGAGTGATAGCCCTCAAGCTCTGCCGCTCTCTGAGCTGTCTTTGAGAAGAACAGAGCGTCCGTTTCGGGAGCAGACTGTGTTTTCTCGAATACCTCTGAGATATTCTTGATAGACGCTGATGAGTTCGTTTCGTCAACGTCAGCCTTATCCACAAGGAACTCAACGTCACGGTCGTGTGTGAGTGTGAAAGGCACGTCCGTCTGAACATACTTACCTGTGTTCCAGCCGCCGTTTCTGTTGTGGCTCTTGTAGCCTGATGTTGACATCTGTGTGAAGTGGAAAGTCTTTGCGTCAAGCCACCTTACGTTCTGTGTGATGAACGGACTTGACAGTGTTTCCTGGATCCTTATCTCCAAGAGTTCGGGATTCCATACTTCTGCATAATTAAGATTTGGCATGATTCATTCCTCCTGTTTTTACTTGAATTTGTTCCAGCGTTTCTGCGCTGTTGGTTTGCTCTGTGGCTTCTTTTCATCAGTATCCGAAGATCCTGCACCGACCTTGAAGCCGCCCTGCTTTTTGCCGTCGGACTTTTTGCCACCCTCGCTTTTCATATCTGGATACTTCTTCACCACCGCAGAAAGGGCGGCGTTGATATCCTGCTGACTGCCGTTTCTCACATAGCTTTCAGCCACCGCAACGGCGTCATCGATACAGTCGGGCTTGATACCAAGCTGCATAGCGGCTATCTGAGTTTTGAGCCTGAGTATCTCCTGATCTTTTTCATCAGGTGCGTTCTCTGCACTGTCCTGCTTGTCGGACTTATCCTCGCTTGGCTGTTCCTGCTTATCTTCCGCAGGCTTATCAGCACCCTCACCGTTCTCGTCAGCCTGACTATCGTCCACCGCAGGCTGTTCATTGTCGGCAGAGTTCTCATCTGCCTTGTCCGCAGGCTTTTCCTCAGCCTTTGGCTCGTCCTTTTTCTCCTCGTGAGTATCGGGAGTTTTCTTCTCCTCCTCATCAGGGAGTTTCTTTTTCTCGTCCATTTTCTGACCTCGCTTTCTTAAATTTGTGTATGAAAAAAGCACCCGTTAAGGTGCTTAGTTCCGATGTTTGATTAGTCCATTGTCTGCCAATCTTCCGACAGCATATCTGCTTGACTTGCAAGCCAGCCAAGTTGTACGCCAGAAGTTCCCACAAACGCTAATGCTTTATTGCCCATATCCTTATGGTTTACATTTGTCACAGTACCATTAGGTGATTTATAACTAACATTAGTGGCAAGCTCAACATACTGTCCTTTGCCGTTCCAGCCTTTTCTTGCTATTTTCTTACCTCTCTTTGCTTCTTCGATCGCCTGTCCGAAATTCATATTTATCCGTCCTTTCTGTTTTTGGGTATAAAAATACCGCCTCGCCGTAGCGGAGCGGTTAGATTTATAACTGACCGATATAATCCAAAATACTTTCGCACATCAAGCCTTCTTCATTTGGATTATAATTTTCATCCAAACAGTTCAAAGTCAGGTAATCACCAACTTTATCTTCTATGACATCAAGTTCATCATTTGGGTCAATACCAATAGAAACAAGAAACTCTTTTTGTTTTTCTGACATTATAATCACTTCCTTTTGTACTTGTTGATTTTGTTCTTGCCTGTTTTCCATATAGTTGCGATAGTTCCAGTTTGGGGATTTACATTAACAGTTGCTTTCTCACCAATAAATCGTTGGCTTGGTCTGCCCAAACTATCAATTTTAATTTCATCAATATACAGCGGGTTTATAAGTGCATCTTTTATATCATTTACAGAAACCTTTCTTTCGGAAGCTCGCTCTTCCATATGTTTTGAAAATTTCGTTACACCAATTCCGTTAGATGTTGTTAATTCAATTTTATCATCTTTTTCCTTTTCTGTCAAGCCGCCATACACTTTCTCCCTAGAATAATCCCTCCGCAGAACTTCGCTGTTAGCGTTTATAAAGGCTTTCAATTCCTGCTGTGCCTGCCTTACTTTCTTGCGGTAGGCTTTTGCTGTGTCGGGGTCGAGAGTGCCTGCCGCAAAGCGTTTTAGCTTGCGGACTTTCCGCTCCATTGCACGCTGTTTCTGCTCAAGCTCTCGCTGCTCTTTTATCTTCTCCGCCGGTATCGGCTCAGGTATCTGCGTTCTGCCGTGTATATACTGCGTCATAGTGTGACGGCAATTCGGGTGAAATAGCCCGTTCTTTACGGCGTATGACAGCAGCCAAAACCTCTCACCGCAGTAATTTGACTTGCCTTGAAACTCGTCCTTTTCCCCCTCCCATACTGTGAACACATCATCAATGTATACTTGACCTTGCCAAGGCTCACAGGTCTTTGAACAGCCGCCATACTGCGACACAAGCACAGTATCATAGCCAAGCTCTGCAAAGCGTTTCGCCGCACCCTGCAACGCTGCTCTTGTGGAAGTTGTCCTAAGAGCCATTCGCACATAGTCGGCAATGTTCACTCGCTTGCCGTCAGCGTATACGATACAGTTTATACCCTTGTCAAGAAAGTCCCTTGTGGCAAGGTCGATAGCCTCATTAAGCGTCATAGAGCCTGTTCCCATTGCAAGCTGTACCCTATTCAAAGTCTGCCTGTAAATATCGTCTGTCATTCGCAGTGCGGCTGTTTCAGCGGTCTTTTCAAGGGTGGTGACGTCTTCCATAAGCTTTGCCATTTTCTTTTCGTTCACGCCAAAGAAATGCTTGTCGGGGATAGGTGTTATAGGCTCGTCAGAAAGCTCCTGGGCACTCCGTTGTGCCTGCTGCTGACCCTCTTGAAACTGCTCCGTCATAAGCTGTCTTGTCTGATCGTCGATAACGTCAACGTACTCGTTCATAATGTCGAGGTTTTCACGGCGGAAGTTCTCCATATTTTTCAGTTTCTCAGCCTGCCAAGCAGACCATTCAAAGCCGTAACGCTGCTCTTCCGCCTTGTGCCTTTTGAGATTGCGTTTCAGTGAAGATATGAGCCTTAGCTCTATCTCCTCAAATATTTTGGCTATGTCCTTAAAATTAAGCGTACTCATCACCTACCGCAGTAGGCTCACCCTCTGTAAGCCCCTTTTCCTGCATTATCCGCTTGACCTCTGCAGCTTTCCAATCGTCCTCTTTAGAACTGCCCCACAGCTCCTCCACCTGCGTTTCAACTGACATAATACCATATGTGCTCGCCTTGCCCACAGTTTCAACTCTGCTGTCAAAGTCAGGCGCACCGTACTCACCGAAGTCAACTGTCACCTCATAAGTCTCAGGGACTTTGCCCTGCATATTGTCATAGGTCATGAGCACCGCAGAAACAAGCTGCGGCAGAGCCTTTTCAAGAGCCGTTGTGATAGTGTTTCGGGTGTTGCCTGTGACGTCTTTCTTCTCTCGCTGAGCGTCTGCGCTTGACATCTTGCCAACATCTATGCCCAGCGTGGCAGGAGATACAAGCCCTTGCAGACACATAAGCAGGCAATTCGTATAGCTTGCCACAAACGCCTCATACTTGATATCAGGCTGAACTACTTCTATCTTAGGCACTGCACCCTCTGCCGAAAGCGGTGGGTCAATGCTTATGTAACTGTTGCCGAACTGGTTTGGCGCTTTAAGCTTACCGCTTGCAGGATCTCTAGGTATCATGCTTTCGGGGATATACTGCTTTACCCTGCCTGCTCTGATAGCGTCCCACCATTGTGAGATGACCTCGTCTAAAGCGTCAAAGCAATCAGACTTGCCGCCGTCAAAAATGCTCTTGCCCCTGTTCGGGTATTTCCGTGATGAAAAGAATTTCAGCGGCACAGCCATTATATACTCGCCATCAAACTCAGTTCGGGGCGGTATCTGTGCAAGACAAGGCACGTTGTCCAAGCCGACCTCGTGACCGTTATCGTCATACAGACGGCTTTCTATGTACCCCTTGCCGTAATGCTCTTCAAGGTGAAATCTCTTTGTGCCTGCATAATGCACAGAATGAAAAACGACCTCGTTCAGCAGACCTCGTACAAAGTTATACTCCACTTTGTCAGCGCCGATAAACTCGACTATTGGCGTATCAGAAAGCTCAGTATCCACAGATATCTTGAAAGCTCCGTCGCCGTCAACAAGGGCGGTAACTATTGCCTTGCCTGTCAGCTCTGTGAAGTCTATATGCTCGGAAATATTATCAAAGTCAGCCTTTGCTTTGTCCCCTGTGACCCTGATATCGTCCATATCAGAATAGACAATGTATGAAAGCGTATCGGCGATTATTGCAGGCAGACCGCTATGTATCTTGCGTATCTTTTCATTCTCAGGGACGCTGTTCCAGAATGAATTAGTGCCTAAGTTAAGCTGACCAAAGAACTGTGAAAGCTCTGCGGCGTCACCACGATACCAAAGCTGTGACCTTATCACATCTGTCATAAAACCTGTTTTCTCTGTTATAGTTATGCTGTATTCGGGTGCAGGCTGGATATCAAGCCAGTTTCTTATCATATTTTTCACCTTGCTTCCTATGCTGAATTTAGTCAATCTTCACACTTCCTATCTTGTCACGATACGGCAGCCAAGCATACTGGCAGGAATTGATAAGGTGATCGTTGCCGTCCTCCGGCTCAGCCTTATCCTCTTTCCAACTGTATATGTTAAGCTCGCCTGCGTACTCCTTGCAATGCTCAAGGACATAAAAATCACCTGCCGCCAGCCAAGCTGACTGCAAGTGTATTCGGTCGATTATTTTCGTTTTCTTGAATGCCGGGATAAAATTATATATACTGCCTGTGAGCCGTCCAAACTTCTGACATTCAAGTATGGTCGCCTGATCTGCGCTGTCGATATACACATCTCGTGCAAAGCCCCACGTCCTGCGGTTTTTCTCCAAGAATACTGTAAATATCTTTGGTATGTCAGAGGGTGTGAGAGGCACTTGTCTGTCACGATTGTTATACACTTCCTCGTCAAGAGTAACGCATTTTCTGTCAGCCGTTATGCCCACAAAGGTGAATGCTATGGTATCAGGTGAGGATTGCGAGTAAGCGGTGTCAAGTCCGGCTGAGAAGTACACATAATTGAAAGCTTTCGCCTGCTCTGCTGTCAAGATATTTAGCTTTTGCAGGTCAAACACAAGCCCTGTTGCACGTCCTCTCAGACCGAGTATCT